TGGATGAGGGTGTTACCGATGGCTGTAGAGATAGCTGGAGATAACTGAACCCCAATTGCTTCCCCAATCACATTGCCAAGTGCTACGGCTGGATTTGCAAATATAGACGATGCAGTCAGCGCGGGATAGTATGTAGTACCCGCAGCAGCAGCGGCGGCCTCCATCGCCGAAACCGCTTCGGCGGCTGTCATTGCGCCCGCAGCGGTACTGGCCGCGACGGCAGCTTCCATGGCCGCAGCAGCTTCAGCAGCCGTTAATGTCCCCGCAGATATCGCGGCCCCCGTAGCGCCGCCCACCGCGGCACCAGCAGTTGCGGCAACCTCGCCTATCGTCGCAGCTTCCGCTGCGGTAATCGCCCCCGCTTCCGCCGCTAGTGCTGCTGTTTCAGCCGTCACGACAGCAGTATCCGTAAGCGCAATAGCCGCGCCCTCCGCGCCTACCGTAGAAATTAATTCAGCCAGATAAGGTGCCCCGACAGCGAAGGCCGCTATCGCTAAGATTGGCGCGATATTGTCCTTAACGAGGTCTACCAACCCGCCAAACACCCCGCCGGTATGCTCCCTTGGCTTGTAGTAGTACACTTTCGGTGAGATAACCCCGTTGGCACCTACAGCTAAACTCCCATGCCAATCGTTACCAAACTCAAGTGCGCTATTTATCGGTTCTCCCGCTGCGTTAAACAGATCGGTACCGTAGTCCGATTGTATGTCGGCGGCGGTAGGGGCGCGGTACACCGCATCATGCGTGTCGTCCGCCTGATGCACTAAAAGGTTGCTATCCGCGTAGCCGTATGCTTGGGTTGTGTTTAAATCGTGGACACCAGCGTTGTACAAGCTGTTGGCTAATGCCCCTGCTTGGTCACGCAGGAGCGTGGGATTAGCGTTCTGAACCTGCTCAAGCAGAGTTTTACCCGTATATCGAGGAATGCCTCCAGCAACAGGGATTAGAAACCTTACCGCATCACCCGGACGGGTGCGTTTGCCGGGGTCGTTGCTGCCTCCGCCGTCACCACCCCCAGCACCGGAGCTCGAATCGGAAGCGCCTGAGTCCGATGAAATTGAGTCCGATGAACTTGAAGAGTCCGAAGCGGCTGAAGAAGCTGCTGAAGCGGCATCCCCCGCTGCCGTAGCAGCCCCTACTGAGCCACCTGCATCGGAGACCGCACCCGCAGCAACACCCGCAGCGGCAGCAGCAGCGGCACCACCACTATCTCCACCACCACTATCTCCACCATCTCCGGCAGCGCCACCACCCTCAAAGTGTATGACTTTGGGCCAGTTAATGTACGGGGCGGAGGTTAAACCGGTGGCTTTTAATCGGCTGACAACATCGCGTTTCATTTGAGGGGTATTCCTGCGTCAATTCGTTCTTGGCATTTAGAACAACTACCACAAACGCCGTTGTAACACGTCAAAACTAAAGGCTGAACATCAGCGGGGATCATGTCCCAAAGTTCGGCTTTTGATTTGTGTTTAAGTGGGCTACGGAGCTTGGCAACGCTGGACATGACTTTAATCATTTCATCAAATTTGTCCCACATACTTTGATTGGTAGCACTTGTATCATCTTTGTTCAAGCCGTAGTACAGGTTAACAATACCCGGGTTGTACACTGTCAGCAGCCCCAAATACCATGAGATATACCACCTTTGAAAGGGGTATTTGTACCCGGGTTCTTCTGGCCGAACGGTGTTTAAATTGGTCATCTGCATGTCCAATTCAATGAGTGGCACACCCATTTTTTCAGCAATTTGTTTGGCGTTTATTCGTTGCGTGGCCAGCCAGACTTCAATGGGGCCATAGGGCGGATCCGGTAATGAAATAGCCAAATTGAACGCCACAAACTTCTCACCCTTGCTTTTCAAATACGCCATTAAAGCGGTGGATTCGACACCGCCAGAAAACGCAAGCGCCCCAGTGTAGTCATCTAAGGGGATAGTTGTGACTTCAGGCGGAAGCGGGTAATAGTTCATTTGGGACATGTTATTTAGCGCTATTTTCTCAAAGCATTGTTGAGGGCAAAAGCCCAATCCTGCCACGTCTTAAACCCACGGCTATCGGGTATGCCTGTGAACCGGCCATTCCCGGCCATGCCGTTGGCCCAGTCTGTCCATTGTGTCGCATCTGCCGTGCCCAGTTGATTCGCGGCAAACAATTCTGCCATAAGTGCGCACCACGACTCCCACGTGTGGCCACGCGGATCGTAGACCTGACTCACGGATTACCCGTCCCGCGAATATCACCGGTGGTCAGCGACAGCAGCACCCGGCCCGTTTGGTATGTCCCGCCAGCCGTATTGGACTCAAAGCGCAACCGCATCTCCCGGCGTTGTTCCCGCATGTCAATCTTCAATGTAGTAGGCGTAAAAGTGTAAGGCGCGGAAGGTACTGCTACGTCATCCGCATAGCCCTCACCCGTCACCACCACGGTCATGTCACCGTTCTGCACAAAGTCAGGCTCGATCCGCTCGATGCGCGTCCACAGGTTGTCACCCGGTTGCTGCTGGGTGCCCACCAAGCCGCCCAAGGTGCCAAGACTGTACGTTTCAAAGTAACTCTGGACGGCGTCCACGCTCTTGAGGTACACAGCGTCCACGCCGGTCTCGTGCTGCCACAGCGTGTATTTGCCTTCGGTGTTGGCTTCATTCCCCGCCCAGATGGGCTTGGGGAACACCTCGGAGAACACACCCGCAGACCGACGCGCACCGACCGCTTGGCCAGCGTCGTACCATGACTTCTCACGGACGTTGTAGATCACAGCGTCAGTACATTCAGTCGCATCGCCCTTGGGATAGAACCACCAGATCTCACCAAAACGCGGCACCTTGGTGGCCCACACCTTCTGGCGCTGGGCCAAGTTGATATTGTCAAAGAAGTAGTTCTGGTTGTTGTTGTTGGGGATCTCCTGCACCACACCGTTGTACGACAGGAATCGATCCACACCAGCCCAGTAGAAAATGCCGTCGTACTCGATGACACTGTTCGAGGACATGATGGATGTCTGGCTGCTCACCAAGTCGTAGTTCCAATAGTAGTTCACACCACCGGTCGTAGCGGGGGCAAAGCTGACCCGGATCAATGAGTCAGAGGCCCAGAACAGGCCAGAAGGCGAGGTAGAGCCGCCCCTGATAGGTAGGCCCTTGACGATCTTGCCGGTGGCCACGTTGTTGGCATTGGCGTCCGCAGAGACCCAGTTCGCAAAGTCTCCCGCACTGGAGTTCTGGATCAGGCCGTTATTGCCGTACACGAACAGGTAGGGGTGAATGATCACGCACCCACCGGAGACGGCAATGTTGTTGTCAAAGGTCGCGGTGATGCTACCCGTAGCCGTAGCCGCTGCCGACATGGTGACCGCTGTGCCGATGATGGAGAGCACGGTGGTAGCCGCCGGGATCCCGGTGCCCGTAATGCTCTGCCCCGCGCCAACGCGCACATTGGCCGCAGACAGGGTAAAGATGTTGGTGCTGTTGGTCGATCCAGCGGCAGTGAACAGGCCCACCTTGGACATCGTCAGGCTGCCTGAGTTACCGGGGAAAGCCCCATACAACACCGGTGTGTTGGCCGCCGATGTTAGGTATCGGAGATTCTGACCGGGGTGAGCCACCAAATTGTTGGTGCCGTTGCCGGTGGAGTCGTAGGCGATGTCGAACTGCCACAGATTGTTGTTGCTGGCGGTGAAGTCGCTCAAGACATACGGGTACGGCCCAGAGCCCACACCGTCGTCGTCGTCGGTGATCCACTGCTCCAAGCCGTTGTTATACCCGGACACCACGTAGTTGAAGCCGTCCACCGAAGTCATGGCCATCCCACGGGAAACCCCAGTGGCATCCAAAAAGATGCCGTGGTACCCGCCGATCTTCCGGGGGCGGTTGCGTTGGAAGCGTACCCACGCGCCGTCGGTGTAACAGGGCGCATCGAATGCCGTGCCGTCCCGCTGGATACCAGCGGGGATCTCCATTGAGACGACTTTGCTGGTCATTAGAATGTTCCCCCACTGATGCCACCCAACGCGGTGACGGCATTCGTGATGACCAGACCGGTGGCGTCATAGTAACCGGCTAGGATGTTGTTGATGACCAAGCCCACTTGGTTACCCGACACCAGATACAGTCCCGAGGTGGGATCCCCCACGAACTTGAGCGAGGGCAGCCCCAGAGAGCCGTTGCCGATGGTCAGGGCGTTGATGGTACTGGACGACCCGGAAGCCGCGTTGTAGACGTTCGTGCCGTCGCAGATCAGCACCAAGGACGTACCCTGCGCGACGGTGACCGTGGCCCCGCCAACTACCGCTGTCTTCACGGTGAAGGTAAACGAACCGGTCGTGTTGTTCGTGCAGGTATATAGCTGCACCGTAGAAGGCACCACGATGATCTGGTTGCTGGTCAGGATACCGGCGTATTCTTGAATGGTGTTTGCTGCCTGCGTGGATGTCAGGGTCAGCGTCCCGCCGGTGACAGATAGGGCCAACTGGGTGTAAGCGAAGCTGTTCGACCGGCCGTAGCCGAAGGTCACCCAGCCGGTGCCAGTAGACACGATCACCAGAGACTCGGTCAGTTGCAACTGCTGATTGGCGTTGCCGTCGATGGTGTCCGCGCCGGATGGCGTAAGCGTGAGCACACCGGTGCCGCTGTTGCGGATCATGCAGAACCAGTTAGTCCCGACAGTGGACGCCCCCGGTAGGGTAAACACGCCCACACCACCTCGCCACACTATCAAAGAAGCACGGGCACTGGAAGGCAGCGTCGAGTTGGCAAAGTAGCTGGTGGGGACATACGCTTGGTTGAGCGTTGTGCCCAGCGCGGTCAAGCCGTATCCCGCCAAGGCGGAGGCGTTGGCCGATGAGGTTCCCGCACCAAAGACAACGGAAGACCATGTCCCGTTCTGCGTGGAGTTGTCCGTCAGGAAGATGAATTGGGCAACACCGGAAGACACCGCAACGATGGTGTTGCCCGACGTGTCAGTAACCGTGAACGTGTTGCTTCCGGTGTTGCGCACCAGCACGGACTGCCCGGTGGACACCTGCGTGGCTGGGGGCAGTTCGAGCAGCAGGCCGCCGACAGTCGCCGTGACGTCGATGATGTTGCTGGCTGGGGTGCTGTTGTTGCCGTTGATCGGCCATTGGAGCGCGGTATTGACGCTGATGGAAATCGACTCGTAGCTGACCGAAGCCGGACTGATCGTCTGGCCGGTGAACGGGTTGGTATATGTCGTCATGATTAAGAGTCCTGAACAATGGATTGACGATCGCCAACACGAAGTTGGTCTTCAACTTTCAACGCGGCCAAGGCAGCATCAAATAGTCCTGACCAGACGGCCAGACGCGCATCGTCTTTAAGGAAGGGGGCCGTCTGCTTTAACGTGCCGTACAGCATGGCGTTGGGCGCATTCTGGGTGAGCCAGTTGGTCTGGTTGTCAGACGCAAGGGGCTGCAACCGGGTGTAGCACAGCGCCTCAAAGGCGAAGGCCGCACTGGGCGTGGGCGCCACGAACCAGTGATCGAAGTCATAGTCCGCGTAGTACAGCGGCGTATCAGTAGCCGTTACATCCGGGGCGTAGGCACTGAGGTACTCCAGCTTGCGCAACAGGATGGGCTGCTTGCCGGTGGGGGTAGCAAGGGTCATAGAGACAGTCTTGCGCCACCGAGCAGGCTTGGCGATCACCGGGTTGCCGGGGGTCATGGTGCCGGAGGCCACCATCATCTGGCCAAGAGTCTTGATGTCTTGAGCGATCTCAAACTCGGCCAGCATGATCGCGTTGGGGATGAAGTTCACGACCGCCGCGTCAGTACGCTCCAGATACTGGAGCACCAGAGCCGCAAGGCTGTCGTAAGTTAGAACGGCGGCAGGGATAGTCATTTGTCGGCCTTGGTGTTGATTACCGGTATTTTCCCATGAATTACACGAAGGGTCGAGTACCGGCTTTGTCTATGATAAGCGCCTGCCTGCGGGGCAGCAGGGCGGCGGTATTTGGGACGCTGATGTGCGTCCAGCGGTCAAATTCCCGGATCAGCTGGTCGAAAGGCAAACCCGCCGCGATGACGGCGCGCACGACCTGATCTGGCGTCATACCCGGCACGCGCATGTCTGCGGCGCATCCGAGCCGGTGCTGGCTGGTGTCTTTGCTGCCCACAGCGTCATTGACCGCCTTGGAGCGGAACGCAGAGTTGATCATGATGGGGCGGTCTCCGATCGCCGTGCGCACATCCTCCAACAACTCTGCGAGCCGCAACAGATTGTCCCTCTCCAGAAGGTCAGGCGTGTTGTCCAGTTCCCTGTGGTCTGTGTGGGTCAGGTCCCCCAGCGTAAAGTGCGGCGTCATTTGTTTTTCATCGCAATGATGTTCTCAAGGGTCTTGCCGCCGAAGTACGCCGACATTATGAGCATGCCCCATTGTCCGAGCAGATTGACGTAGCCCTCATTGGCGTTGTAGCCAAAAGCTGACATCAGGGCAAACAGGAAATATCCAACGAAGATGGCGACAAGCGACAAGGGTCGAATGTTGACGGCAAGCCAGCTGTCCGTTGCGGTGTCGGACTTCCAACGTTCGGTGACGTTGCTTTGCTCCGTTTTGTAGATGTCGGCTTCGTTCGCCATTTTGGCAAGCTCGCCGTTCTGCGCAAGCGTTGCCAGCTCCAGCTGCGCTTTGGCCTTGGCCTCTGGGTCAGGGATTAGTTTGTCGATCAGCTTGTTGCCGATCCCGAGGATTGAGTCCAATAACATAATTACCTCCGCATAAAGTCAACATATTCCATCGTGCCCCAAGCCACCAGCGCGACAATGAGCGCCGCGCAGATGGCCAACAGCCCGGCAGTCACCACCGCTTCAATCTCTTGTCTGCGCTTGGCTCTTGCACTTTCCATTTCAGTCTCTTCCTTCTTGCGTTTTTGCACGATGGAATTTCTTTCCATCAAAAGCGACTGCCAAACATCCGCGTTGCCTGACCAGATCAGCATTTGCTTGAGCTCATTCTCCGCGTCTTGCAGTTGCTTGGCGTGCATGACGATCTCGAACGCTTGCGCCGTGTCCGACTTGCCGAACGTCGCTTTCTTTGGATTGGCGGCGGCTTTGGCGACAACGTCCTTGGCTTCAAAAAATTTCATCAGGTCGCCTGAGATGGCGCCGATGTCCTTGCCCATTTTGATCGCTGCCTGCACGCCCTTGATGGCGGCTTGCGCGGCGGCAAAAGCGGTGATCGGATCGATCATCCCCTACGCCCAAACTCGCATGGGAAAGGGCTGTGGCTCAACGCTGAATGGGGTCAAGGCGGCTGCATCTTCTTCGCCAACTAGCCGGACATTTACAAACCAACCGTCATACGGCACGGGTGGAATCTCTGGGTCAGGCTGTGGCTGGTTAATGATGCCGATGGTGCTGATGTTCTGGTAGTTGGGAGTCACTGAAGCCTCCACCAGTACAACACCTTCTTCGTCCTGTACTTCAACGACTGTGGTGTAAAGGATTGAAGTTGCAGCGGCTTCATCGGGGAACTTTAAGTAGTAGTCGATCATGATGTGAGTCCTTGAAGTTCGGTTGAGGTTAGAGCTTTGGGATAGTAGGCTATGCGTTTGATGGTTCCACCGAGTTGATTCAGATTTCCATCAAGTCCTCCAATATATATAAGCGTAACAACAGGGACACTTGGTATTAATACAGTAGAGGAAACAATGCCTCCATTTACACTTATGGCGTAATTTGAAGGGCTTAAACTATAAGCAAGTTTGGTAGCTCCGTATGCTGTTCCGGAAGGTGCGGCATAGTTTGTTCCATTAATAGTTACGTTACTATTTGATGTTCGTATATCAACCCTATTAGTACCAGTACCATCATTGATAGACCACACACCTCTATTGACAGTAGTATGAGATACAAGCGTGTTGCTGTAAAAGCTACCCTGACTCTGGTTATACCAACTACTGAAGTTAGTCCCCGTCATACTCGCACTATCAGCGGCCCTAGTGACTTGTGAGGCAACTGTTGGGATGTACGATGTGGCGAAGGAGCCTGCTTCTAGCTGAGCACCCCAGAACATTACTACCCCATTAGTTGTTAAATTAGCGCCTGCGGCATCCAAACGATAAACAAATATAGTTTGGCTGGTATTTACAAAAGATCGGGTTAGGCGATACCAACCATTACCTACATTTGTTGCCGTCCAGCCTGTCCCAACTGCCAAAGTGGAAAAGTTAAAAATTACACCTGCAAAATTACTCCCCCCGTTAATACCTAACGTACCTGTTCCAACTTGCCCTAAACTTGTAATAGACTTGGCATAAAAGCTAAAAGTGTAAGTAAGTGTATCTGCGGGTATAGTTACATTAGTTTGAGTGTTGCCCGTGGCCCCATAAGGTATACATACCGAAGAAATCGTTCCATCTGGTGCTGTGTCTTGAGAACCTACAATATTCGGTGTAGTGTTGTTATTAGTAACCCATGATGTCAATGTTCCGCTATTAAGTGCCAAGTTAGTCCTACTCTCCTCAATCAACAATCCCAATGATTCACTAGTAGTAGGGTTGCAGTCAAACCTCGCCACGCCTGATGCTGCTGTTTGCAGGACAGGGATGTAGTTGGTGATCGCTGCTGTGGTCGTAGGGGTGTAGGCTGTAACGGTGCTGCGTTGCTCTAGTTGAGCGCCCCAAAGATATACACCTGAAGTACCGTTTCCAGCGTATGTTGTTGTTCCGTCTGCACTAGCCAAACGAATGTCAAGTGTGTTAGCACCAGTGCTTGCGGTGAAAACTACGGAACAACGATAAAAACCGTTAGTAGCAGCTGTTATGGTGGCGGTCGCGGATGACGTAGTCCCCACTACTCCAGTAGTTACATTAAAGAAAGCAAAGCCTGTTCCGGTCGCATTTACCAGCTGAATCCAATCTCGTCCATTTGGTTTTGCGTACACGGAAAAGACAGCACTTGAAGCAGCCAACACCGCTGCTTGCCTAAGTCCAAATATATTTGTCGTAGCAGCTTCAACGACAGTATCAGCTGTCGCATTACCATCCGGTGCAGTGGTGCTGTTAGCCGTAACGGTAGTTCCGTTTAATTTAGTCCAGATCGCATTATCAAATTGCTCAGAATAGGTCAATAAATTCTGTTCTGCCATCGCAGTAGTCTTGTTATCATAAAAGGTAGCTGTACTGGCCCGTGCAAAGGTGATGCGAGGGTCTAGCGTGCGTGTGTTGGCAAAGTCCAGCAAGAGGCTTGGGCGGATCGTGGGGAAGTTGGCACTGATAGACATATTGTTCCTTTAGGCGACCACGGCTTTGATGATGGCGAAGTTCAGGACGGGGGCATCGGTTGCTACGCCACCTGTAGTGTAGAAGGTCACGTTGAAGCTGCCAGCAGCCACCGCTGTTATCAGCAAGACGTACAGGTTGGTTCCGGTGCTTTGGTTGATGATGATGGTATCTGTAGCCGCTACGGTGCTGTTGGTCACAATAAAGGTGGCGGCTACCGCCGAGCCCGCCGCTGAGAACATTGTGATAGCCCCTGTGGGCTTATTGAGTGTCACACCCGTAGTTCGGCTAATGAGTTGTGTTACAGCGCCACCAGAGCCTGTTGCGTAGCCTGTACCGACAGGGCTGTTCACCAACGAGCTAGTCAGCACCGCCGTACCCCCGACAATGTTCACCGCCTTGCGATCTTGAAACGCCATCGTACCCAGCAGCCCGTTGACGGGAACTTGGTTCTGGCCTGTGCCAATTAGTTGTGACATATTTGTTCCTTACGTTGTCAAGGTTTGCAACTGAATTGCAGTGAGGGCTACGGGGTAGTAGGCTATGCGTTTGAGGGAGCCATTTAATGGGTAGTAACTGCTTCCACTACCGATAGCCAAACTGGCTGGCGCTGTAATAGATTGCAAAAGACCGGGAGTATCAGTGGTAGTTGTTTGCCCATTAAAACTTACAGAATGTGTTCCATAATTTATATAACTACCAGCAACTTTTACAGCCACAGACGATAGAGATTGAGTCAAGTCAGGTTGTTGATTGCTCTCCCCATACCGAAAATTATTGGTAACAATATCAAAAATTCCACTACCCGTGACAATGCCGATAGGTGCATAGTTTCCAGTAAGGCTTGGCAGTTTGTATTCACAATACAAACTTCCCTGCCCCACGTTATACCAACTACTGAAATTAGTCCCTGTCATACTCGCACTATCAGCAGCGCGGGTTACTTGTGAGGCTACCGTGGGGATGTACGATGCAGCAAATGAGCCTGCTTCTAGTTGAGCGCCCCAGATGTAAAACCCTGAGAAGCTATCACCTGTTCCTGCACTGCCTGTAAATAGCTGCTGCCGTAAAGCTGTTTCAGTTGACGTTGTACCAGTTACAGAGCAACGATACCATCCATTACCAACAGATGTAATGGTTGCAGAAGGGCTAGTAAATGTACCAGCTACTGCGGCTGCAACGGATATAGCGCCAGTGGCTAAGTCAAAAGTTGCTTCAACATAATTAGTAGCAGTAACATTATCCCGAAGGCGTAGACGTGAACTTGTAAACTCTCCTTGTTTTAAGAACCAAGTGCCAGTATAAGCAGCAGCAGTCGCTGGTTTAGTAATAATTTCAAATAGGGATGCTGATGAATATGGAACCGCACCAGTAACATATTTGCTTCCCGTTAGGGTTCCATCAGGAGAAATAATCGTGTTTGCCGTAATAGCCATAGAAGTCTTAGTCCAAGCAGCATTACTAAAGTCACTAGAGTAAGTCAGCAAATTAGTCCTCGACTCCTCAATCAACAGCCCCAATGATTCACCAGTAGTAGGATTGTAATCAAACCTTGCCACGCCTGATGCTGCTGTTTGCAGGACAGGGATGTAGTTAGTAATTGCTGCGGTGGTTGTGGGGGTGTAGGCTGTGACGGAGCTGCGTTG